CTAGCCACCGCATAACACCGCCCTCGCCCGTGCCCACAGCCGCAAACGCTCGTCCAGGCCATTGAGACCGCCATTGATACGCCGAGTGATGGCAGTGAATTGGCCCCTATCGGCCAGTTCATTCAGACCGTTGCTCTGCCAAAACCAGGCTGCCGATTCACAAGCCCATTGCGGTTGCTCCAGCAATTGCGGCTGTTGCAGCAGGCGATCGTCGCCAAATAACCCTTGGCTGCAGGCCAGGTAATTACGCCGCCCCGTAATCTGGATCAGCCCCCTGCCCCGATACTTTTGGCCATCGCCATCCGCCTCGGGCGTATTGCCCAGGCGGGCGGCCAGCGCACCGGTGTCGTATTTGCTCAGGTATTGATCGCTGCCCAGCTCTCGCACATAGAGCAACTGGCCAGATTCGTGGCCGATCTGGGCGAGGAATGCGGCAATACGCTCAGGTGTGTTGATTTGGTGGTGGGACATGGCAGCGTTTAACGCAGAAATAAAAACTCCCGCTTTAAGGCGGGAGTTTGGTAAGACTTTAACTAGCTGTTGCTCAGATAGGACCATACAGCCCTCCTCCTTGAGGTCGAGCTTTCAGTAACACACGAACTCAAGCGTATTTTTCATTCAGTGCGTACAAGATCGCGCAGGTTTCTGCATCAAGTACGCCATCATAGTTTTCAGGCCGAAAGTGCAGTTGAAAGGCCCGCACCAGGTTACTAAAAAACACGTCCGAGGCCGGTGTTTCAACGCCGTAGCCATAACGGGAAAACGCCTGAATCACTTGTTCGCGGTCGGGAGTTTCGCAACTGAATTGCTGGAGGTATTTGTCTTTCACTGCTTCGTCGTACCAGGCGCCAATGCCGGCCTCAGCAAGGTCTTTCCACGGAAGCTTCGGACCCGGGTCTGACTTGCGACCGACCGCAATATCAGAATGGGCAACCACGTTTTTCGGCGTCATGTCCGGGTAACGTTGCAGGATGTTCCTCGCCAATTGCTTGAGCGCTCGGATTTGCGAAGCCTGGTAGTCGGGGAACGTGAATACGCCATCGACGTCCGTGGCCTGATTGACGATCTCGATGCCGATAGAGGTGTCGTTCAAGCCTGAGCGACCGGCCCACTGGCTAACACCTGCATGCCAAGCCCGGTCCTCTTCCGCCACCAGATTGAAAATCTTCTGCCCCTTGAAGCCCGCGGCACGGTAGCTCGGATCAGTCGGGTCAGGGATCAGGTAGTGAGCACTTGCAGCCCCTGTGGTCAGAGCCTTGACCGAGCCAGCAAAGTCCAAAGCGGTGTAATGCAACACCAGGAAACGTACACGTTTGCCGTAAGGCTCCAGAGTGCGATAAGCGTTGTAGTCAATCGTAAACATAGAACATACCTCTTTCCTATAAGTCCTTTTAAATATTACGCAGCACAAGCGCCCTGAATTACTCGCAGGCTAACCCTGCGCTCTGGCGCCCTCACTGCAGTTTAAAGTTCCATCTTTTGCCCGCCGCTAAGACGCCAATCCACTGGCCATGATCGAACTGCGATACCCCGTCGCCGTGTCGCCGACGTGGGTCACTTTGGTGATCGACCAACGCCCCTGCATATACGAAGGCCAGGTTTCATCCAGCACCAGCAAGCCTTCGGCGGCGAGCAACGGGTTGCCGGGGCAATCGATCTGCAGCTTCAAACCTTCACGGCCCACCCGGCGCAGCTCGCCTTCGGCCACGGCGCGGGCTTCGGCTTCGTTCTGGCAGCGCTGGCGCAAGGACTTGAACGGGGCGATCCCGACCTGGACCACGCGCTGTTTGCCGGCGGCAGCGTCCCACCAACTGACGCGGCTGCCCATGTATTTGGAGCGCGACTTTTCGTCGAGCTTGGCGGTAATGAAGGCGTGCTCACCGGGCCGATTGTCCTCGGTTACCGACAATTTCACTGGCGGCAATAGCTGCCCGGAGAGTGACTTGGCCTGCCCCGCTTCGGCCAGCACATAGAGTTCGTTGAACGGCTTGGTGACCGCGTTGTAGCGCTTGGCCAGGCGGGTGATGAAGGCCATGTCGCTTTCGTTGGACTGGTCGATATGGGCAATCGCAATACCGTCCAGCGCCGGTGCCACACGCGGTGAAAACCCGTGACGGCTGACCAGTTGGCGAAACAACGCGCCCAAGGTGGTCGGCCCATGGCTGGCAGAGCGGCGCTGGCGATAACCGCTTTTATCCACTTCGCTGAAGGGCGCGGCGGTGGCCACGATCATCAAGCGCATCGGAAACAGCACCGGGGTTCGTTGGGTGACGACAAATTCGCCTTTTTCCACCAGTCCGGTTTCCTGGTAGCCGACGCGCAAACCGATCTTGCCACTCAGGCTGGGCAAGCCCTCAAGCCCTTCTATATTAAGGGTCAGTTCCAGGCGGTCGGTCTCGATGCCTGCTGCGTCGGTGTGGCTCCAGTGCATCAGGCGTTGATTGAGCAGCGCCGCGTTGGCGCCGTAGAACTCTACGATCGGGGTAAATCCCTGTGCCATGCAGCCTCCTTAATCCCAGGCCAGAACGGGTCGTACCGCAGCCGGCCGTGTTTGCATCTCAGGCACGATCACCCAGACGCCAGCCGGCAGTACCGGGCCGTATTCGGCCAGTTCGGGGTTCAGGCGCCAGAGGGTTTCTTCCGCCGTATCATCGCAACGCCCCAGCTCGCGGTAGAGCAGCAGGTTGACCGAATCACCGGCGATACTTCGCACTTTACGCATTGACGAATTCCTCCAGCTCAAGGGCCCAGGTCATGACCATGGCGGTGCCGTCATCGATCACGTTGCTTTGGGTTTCCACCACCGAGTTGATGCGCCACAGGCCCCAGTTACGGCCGATGCCATCGACCAGCGGCAAAGGCGCCCGCGCATTTTGCAGGGCGCGCAATTCGTCCAGGCGTTGCATGCCGGTGGCGTACATGGCCGTGCCGTTGAACGTGAGTTTTTCCAGCTTCTGGCCGTTCTGCCGCGACTGGGGTTTGCTGGCGATAATCGCCAGGTCACTCCAGCCGCCATCGCTGTTGCGAATCAACGATGAATAGGCAAACCCTCGAGACAAGCCAAAGATAAAGTCGCCGAGCACCATTTGTTGTCGCATCAATCACCTCCTGGAGGATCGGCCAGTGCCGCGTTGCGCCGAATACCAAGGGAGTCGGTAACCATCGGCATGCATTGAAATTGCAGGGCCTGGATCACTTGGCTGACGACCTGCTGGGCATCGGCGGGGTTGACGCCGGTGATCTGGATACTGGGTGAGATCGTGACCTGAACGTTGTCGGTACGGGCACTGTTGAGTTCCTTGCTCAGCGCATTGGGCGCGGGCAGGCGATCATTTGAGCCGAGCAGTTTGTCACCGAGCCAACTGCCCGCTTCGCTGCCCAGCAAGCCACCGATAGCGCCGCCGATTGCAGTGCCGACACCGGGGAAGATCAGGGTCCCAATCGCGGCGCCGGCGGAAGCTCCGGCCCAGGCACCACCGGCAGTGCTCAGGCCAACACCAACAGCCTTGGCGTCGCCGTTGCGTACGCCCTGGACCACATCCATGGCGGTGTCGACATACTTCAGCGGGCCAATCCGACGAGCACCGGCCAACCCCAGTTTGCTCACTGTTCCCAGCGGGTTGGCGGGCATCTTCAGCGGGCCAGGCAGAGGCTCACGTGTGAAATTGCGAGCCTGTGGCGGGGCAGTTACCCGACCTTCGGAAGGCATGGGGATGAGCTTGCGCTCCAAGGCTTCGATCAGCCCTGGGCCTCTGCTCGCGGTCGACTGGCCCGCAGATCCGTTCTTCCTTCGACTGTTCGCCACGGCCACACGAGGTTGCAACCGTCGAACCGGGCCACCGGCATCGAAACCTAAAAACGGCGCAGGCAACAATGCCTTTGCATCACGTTCGAGGCTGGTCAGGATCCGCGCAAACACCCCGCCGTTCTTGGTGGCGGGCGATCGTTTGGTCGAGGCTGTCTTCGGTGCAACCCGTTGTTTTTTCGGCCTGTTCTGAGTGTTTTGCCTGCTTTGCCTGCTTTGCCTGTTCTGCGAGTTCTGCGAGTTCTGAGTGTTTTGAGAGCTCTGCTTTTGTTGCGACTTTGACTGACGAGCGCTCTTTTTCCCGCGGGAACCCTGTGAGCGCGAACGGCGACCTTCGATAGGGTGCTGAGTTGCCGCTGCACAGCAGCATGACTTGTCTTTCTCAGCACCGCCCTCCTTGAACAGCTTGCCAACACCGGGAAGCCTACCCAGGGTCGCATCGACTACGTTGCCTGCAACGCGGGTTTTGATCGTGTCTCCCAAACCTGAGAAAAATTCGGAAAACACCGGCGTAACAGCGCCAGCCGTTTTAATCGCACCCGCCAGAGCCGGTGACTCTTCAGCAGCGCCATTGGCGCTATCCACCAGGCTCGTCTTGGCTTTCAGCCAAAGCGTTTCGCCCCATACTGGTGTGGCATCCAGGGTCTTAGAGAAACGCTTGCCGCTTTCGCTGGACTCCTCGCGCAGCACCTTGATCGACTTTTCCGAAGTCGCTGTTTGGTCAAATTTCAACTGGCTGCCTGAATGCTGCAGCGCACTTGCCAGGTCGATTATCTGCGCGCTGCCCAGCGTCATGGCCTCGCGGGTATGGCGCATATCCTCCGAGGTGGTCGAAGCGGACTCAGACACGGTCTTCGATTCTGTTCGCTCATCCCCTTTGGACGAACGCATAGCAATCGCCCTCAGCGACGACAAGGCGGTATCGAGAGAATGCACACCCTCACGCAATGAGCCGAGCGACAGTGCCAGCTCATCAAGTTTGAGCGTCGCGTTAGTGAGCGCGGCAACTGTTCCGGACAAGTCAGCCAAACCTGTTGATGGGGTTGAGCTGCCAACCGACAAAGCGCCAGGGCTGACGATATCGGCGTCAAGTGCGCCGTCTGTACTGCCGAACGCATCCCGGCCATTCTTGGCGACGGCATATGCGAGCGAATAACTGTTCTGCATCCCGCTTACTCCTGTTTAACGCCAAGGCGAGTGATCGCAATGTCGTAGCGGCGCAATGCTTTTCCGGCGTCCCAGTCGAGGATCTCCGCCTCATTGACCGAATAGATCAGCGGCACCACATCGAGGATTACTTCGATGTCGCGCTGCGAAAGAAGTCCGCCGGTTGATTTAAAAAATCGTCGATACGCTCCTGCAGTTCCGTCCAGTCGGGCACGGTCAAACCGGCCAGGTCGGGGATCATCAGGCCAGTGCAATGGGCGGTGATGAACTCGGCACGCTCTTTGTTGGTGGCGAGTTTTTTCATCACTTTGGTGGCGCGCAAGGCCGGCATCTCCAGGGGCAGTTCGGTCAGGGTTCGGCCGGCTGCATCCAGGGGCAATAGCAGTTGGACGGGTTGGTCGTGGGGCGTCGGCTCGTGCTCATCCATGAAGAACGACGCCGGGCGCGTCGACATTTCGTGTACGTACTGGGCAATACTCACGTAGTCCGGGCGTTTGAGCTGATCGAGCTCTTTTTCCGACAGGCCGGTGGCGAGTTTCGCCAGTTCAAAAAACTGGTCGTCCTCGTCGTCACCGGCCCGGGCCAGCGCGTCTTTTTGCGCGGCGTAGAACAACGGCTTGAGTTGAACCTGCTGGATCGTCGCGCCGGTGTCGGCGGTGATCGGGGACAGCAGGAGGTGCAGCGGTGGCATCCAGGCCATGGGGCAATTCCTTGGTGAAGTATGGGGGCGAGCACGCCCGCCCCCGAGGTTTACGGCATCAACACGGCGCGGCGGGCATCGCCAAGAATGTCGACACCGTTGAGCACGAACTTCTGGGTGCGCACGTCGATGTCGATCACCGAAATGCCATTTTCCAGACGGTTGTAGGTACGGCAGGCCAGTTCCAGCGTGGTGAGCGCCTTGTCGCCCATCTTCAGCTTCGCCTCCTCCAGGGATTTGAGCTTGCCGCCGACGGTGTGGTAGGTGAAGTAGGTCTTGCCATCCTGGTCCTGGCCGGCTTCACGCACGTTCAGCAGGATGTCGTCGCCCATGCGTACGCCCAGGGCGAGCATGATTTCCGGGCCGGCGCCCTGGAGAACCAACTTGGCATTGAGCACCTTGCCGCTCTTGGCCATTTCTTCGGCGATGAAGCGCCCGCCGGACATGGGCTCCATGTCGAACTCGATCTTCGGCGGGGTGAACTCTTCCACGGTTGCGGACAACGGCAGGCCTTGAAGGGTGGCCGCAATGGCCTGTCTGACTCGGTTGGTAAACATTAGAGAACGTCCTCCAGGAATTGCTCGATGATTTCATCGCGGGCGTTGAGTTGATAAACCATGTGTTCGTTTGGCGCGTAGCGGCCGTAGTCGATAACGATGAACCAGGTGCCGTTCTTGTACTTCTCGACGCTGTTCAATTCCGGGTGCAGGTACACGCTGCCACCGGGGATGGTTTCGTCGGCGACCAGGGTTTGCAGCCAGTCGTTGATGCGCTTGACCTCCTGGTCCATGAAGGACTTGGTGAGGTTCTTGGCCATGGCTTTCTGGCCGGCCTTGACCAGCTTGCGGCTGATGGCATCTTCCAGGCCGACGTAGCTGATGAACTTGCCGGTGATGGAGCGGTTACCCAGCAGTGAGAAGCCGCCAAGGATGGTGCGAGCGTAGTAGCTCACGCCATAGCGATTGAGCAGGTCGCCTTCGGTGGAGGTGTCGAGGATGTTGTACTCGACCACGCGGGAAACGTCCTCGGCGAACGTCACTTGGTTGCCCGGGCTTTCCCACTGCTTGACCTTGGCCAATGCGGCGATGGCCAGCGAGGAGGGCGACAGGAACACGTTTTTCTTTGCAGCCTTGGAGTACACCGCCGGCATGTTGTGCACCAGCAGGCAGCGGTCGAAACCGAGGTCGGCACCACCCAACTCGCCGCTGTAGGTCACTTGGTCTGCGACCGGAGCGTCCTTGCCATCCAGCACCACACGGGCCTTGATGCGCTTGCCAAACGAGGCAAACTCACCGGCCACGGCCTTGGTGCCGGTAAAGCCTGGGGCGCCGATGATGGTCAGGTCTTCAGGGACGCTGCTCAAGGCAGCCAGGCCCAGCTTGCGACCGGTGACCGGGTCGTTGCCGCCGATCACGTTGTTGATCGTGTCAGCTGGCGTAGCGCCCTCCTCCACAATGACCACGTAGACCGGCACTTTGACCACTTTCAGGATCTGGTAGACGGCTTGAAACAGCGTGCCAGTCTCCGCGCCGGTAGGGTCCAGCAACGCCTGGGTGGTGAAGCTGTTGATGCGGAATGGGGCGTTTTTCGGGATCGATGCATGGGCATTGGGGGCGGTGCCCACCAGGCCGATGACGTTATCACCCAGGCCACCCATGGCCTCGGGGGATTCAGTGGCATTCACGGTGATGCCGTTGTGCTCGAAGTTCAAAACCTCAGCCATGATTAGTCAGCCTTCTTGGGGGTGGAGTTGAGGACGCTGGTCAGTTCCAGGCGGCCAGCGGTGCGCAGGGCAGATGCTTCGACGTCGAGCAGTTCCAGCTCTTCGCCAGCGGTGGACCAGTGGCCGTTACCGATGGGGAATGGGATGAGGACGGTGTAGGTTTGGCGGGTGGGCATGGGTGGAAATCTCCGGGTGGAAAATGCCAAAGCCCCTATGGAAGGGGCTTTGGGGAGGCGAAAAAAAACCGCTTTCGCGGTGGGTTATTTCAGGAAGTCCGGTTTAGGAGGCCATACAACTGCGTCAGGATCGCTGCCTTGATCTGGAATATCTCGCAAGCCCTGACGGTATGCCATGAATGCAGCTTTATTTTTATCCAGCATTGGGTAATCAGGCATCGCCGCATAATCACTGGCAGACAAGTCCCGGTCACGGGCGCTACGAATGACTTGCCACTTAATAAGCGAATGAAGTTCAGCAGGCACAAAAATTGGTTTCATGATCTTTCCTTAGCTCAAGGCCAACATGGTTCCCCAGTCGCCTGGATTAGTAACAACACCCGTGCACGCACCCGCCAACATCACTTCGACAACACCCGAAGCAGAAGTGCGCATCGGATGAAGATGATAATAAGCGCCAAACAACTCACTGGGCGAGACAACCGTCGAACACCAGCGCCACTTGCCTTTCTCCGCCCCGTAACTCCAAGCGCCAGCAATGCCCCCCTCCACCACACGCACAAAAGCGCCCATTGTGATATAGGAGTTGAGCGGTACCGCCCCCGTGCCATTAGCAAGTGCTGTATCGACGGTGTAAGGAAAAGCAAGCCAAGGACTAACGTCTGCCGTTGCCCACTTCATTTGCCACACGTTCACAATAGTTCGCCAGTATTCACTTGCTCTAATATCGAAACCAGGAAACTGCTCGCGCACGTCAGCCTGAATCTGGAGCATAAAGTCCACGTCCGCCTGGGGGCGCCCGGCTGCCTGAGACACAGTGGTGATTGAACGCAGCTTAGTGCAAGTAACTTCGCCATGAATCCCCCAGTTTTCGATCAACTTTCCATCGGCACTAGGGTACAAATTGAAATTCTTAGTGACTGCAAGCCGAGGCAATCGACTTTTAAGGTCTAACAGCTGTGCATCATAGGCACGCCGAGCATCGGCAACAGCCCTATCAATTTCACCCACCTTACCCGTTACTACGTTAGTAAGACTATTTGCCGCACTGACGACGGCAGCCAATTGCTGTTCTGTACTCAAGGTCAGATCTCCTTATCTTCTTAGATCCATACAACTAAGTTATTGACTAATGTGTTTTTCAAGCTCGATGATGCGAAACAATGCTCCAATGCCTCTGGCCATGTTATCGACACTGGCAGCGGACAGCGTCGCCAGCTCACCGGCTAACAACACATTCAAATTTTCGCTCCCCACCACAATCGTCACGCTATCCGCCGGCAACGGCGAAATATCCAGCGTGAACTTCTGCAGCACCCGCGCCGCTGCCGCCTTATACGTCAGCAACTTCCCCGCCACGGAATACACCCCCAGCAAGGTCCCACTGGCGAGGTAAAAACCGAACTCGCCAATCTCATACTCTGCGTCGCCATCAAACAGCGCGGCCATCCTGAGTTGCCGGTCGCCCAGGTCTTCGTAATCCACGATGGCAACTCGCTGGCGCTCATCACGCAAGGCCACTTCTGTGCCGTCGGGGTTGTAGCGGCCGGTACCGGCGCCGATGTGGGTGATTTCGCCTTTCAGGCCCTGGTTCTTTGCCTGCAGCACTTCATCCAAACCCTTGGAGGTGAAGCGCACCAGGCGCGTGATTTCATCTGTCATGGCTGCGCCCTGAGGTCGTAGTCGTTAATGGTGTAGTGCCGGGCAACCCCGGCACTGTTTAGTCGGGCGGCAAGCCCGAGTTCAGGTAGCGTACCTTCAAGCTGCAACTCGCCATCGCTCAGGGGTATGTGGGCGGCGCTGTTGAAGTAGACGGCACCGTGTAGCTTCACCTCGGGCAAGGCGCCGGGTCGGCTGTCGTCACCGATGCTCAGTGCCGGGTCCGCTGCGGCGGCGACACGCAAGCCTTGGCTGGTTTCATGCACGATGGTAATCGTCGCCTGATCCCGCTCACTCTTGGCCGCATTGATACGCCGGATCAGCCGGTTGTGATCGCCGCTGGACCAACTGCGCCCGATGATCGCCTGCACATCGAAGGTGTAAGGCACACCCAGTGGCCGCTGCTGATACCAGGCGCTGATGTTGGGGGTGAAGCCCAATGACTCCACCGCATAACTGAGTGCCTTGGGTGTACCGGCCTGGCGTTGGATCTGCCAGGACAAGGCCACGGTCAGGCGCTTTTCCGCTTCGCTGGCGTCGGCATCCCATTCGCTGACGCCACGGTCGGCGGCCAGGTAAGGAAGAAATTCGCTGGGGGTTTGCAGCGGGTTCATCAACGCTGGAAACGGCGGCGTGACGCGCTCGAGCAATTTGCCGAAGCCCAGCTCCAGGGCCTTTTCCAGTGGCGAACTATTGGCCGGCAACAAACTCGCTTTGGGTCCACTCATAGCGTGCGCACCTCCACCTCGACACCCGTGCAATACGGGGCCTGGAACGCGGTGCTGACAATCGGCGCCAGCGGTTCAAGGATGTGCAGTTGCGCGGCGCCGGCACTGTGAATGGCGTAGTCGATCCAACTGGGGTCAACCCGCCCTTCCAGGCGATGGCAGGACTTTGCGTAGTCTTGAAGCAGTTTCTGCGCGGCCACTTGCGTCAGCCCCGAATCCGGGCCGGCGTTGATCTTGGCCACCACGCGAATTTTGTAAGGTTGAATCTGAGCGCCCTGGACAGTGACAAGGTCGGTTTCGGGCCGTACATCCGGGCGTGCGAAATGTCGACGTACGCCGTCAAGCAAGTCAGCAGATGGCGTGCCGTCGCCTTCCCTGGAAAGCACGGTGACCATCACTTCACCCGGCGCTGTGCGTCGACCGTTGCCGTCTTTGACCTGGGCTGCATAACCGTCCGGATCGAAGGTGTAGGTGACCGTCACCACGCCTGGCGTCGCGCTTTGCACTTTCACCGCAGGGCGCTCGCCGAGGGTGAACACTTCGCGGCGATACTGCATCCGTGAACCTGCTGCCGGGGCGTGGGGTGCCAGGTAATAACGCAGGCGAGCGTCGTCGTCGCTTTCCAGGGTGGGCGGCACAGGCGGGAAAGCCGCTGGGTCGCCGGGGTCGAGCACTTGGCGTTCCAGGCCCATATCAGCCAGGCGCGCATCCAGGTTGCTGCCGGTGGCCCACCACGCCAGCATCTGCTTGATACGGGCGTTGTATTTGCGCTCATGGGTTTGCAGGCGGACGCAAAAAGCTTCCAGCGCCAGGGTCAGCAGTTCACTTTCGTTGTCGAGGCTGACCTTGAGTTTGGCCGCGCTTTGCGGCGCGCGGGTGGCGACGTAGTCGATGACGAACGCCTTGAACTCGGCCAGCAACGGTTCGAACTCATCCACCGTGATGATGGCCGGCTCCGCCAGTTGGTTCTGGCCGGGGATCAACATACTCATGTCACGACCTCGAAGGATTGTTGGCGGTTTTTCCAGGTGCCGGCGAACCGCAGCAACAGGCCGGCGCCCTGGCGAGTGGCGACGATGACCTGAGGGTCAAAATCGCTGATACCGTTATGGGTGTTGTAGAACGCCTGGGCGGCGTGGCTTTGGGCGAGGATCAGCAGGTCGTCACCGAGGTTTTGCCCAAGCAGTTGCGGGATCAGCGAGCCATACAACGGACGCTTTTGCCGAGTGCCCACTGGGGTGGTCAGCGCTCGGGTGGCGCGCTGCACGAATTGCAGCCAGTCATCGACGGCTGCCCCGGTGTTCCTATCGATTCCGATCATGGGAGGTCCTTATCGGGGGCTGATGACGCGTCCTTGATGGTCCACCACCGGGCCGCTGAAGTGCGCGCCGCCGGCATCCAGCGACAGGCTGGTACCACCGATTTGCAAGGTGATGCCCTGGGCACTCATGGTCAGGCTGGCGGCACCGACTTTAATGTCGACCTGCTCACGGGAACCGCTGACCGTGGTGGGGCCGTTGGCCCAGTTAAAGGTGTGGCTGGCGTCGTCGTAGTCGCTTTGGGTACCGTCTTGATGGCGGCGCCGGGTCAGCGTCGCAACGCTGGAGACCGGCGGAAAGCGATCGCTGTTGAGACCGAACAGCGCTACGGACTGTGCACCGCCCTCCCCACCGCCGTAGTTAAGCAACAGGCATTGCTCGCCTACCGTTGGAATGCGGGTTTCCGTTTGCGCGCCGGCGCTGGGGTTGAAAAAGCGGATCGCCGGCGTGAGCAAGTCACCATGGCTGACCTTGCAGGTGTTGCTGGCAGCGTCTACCTGTTGGCAGACGCCAATCCGGCAGAAACTTTCGGCGCGTCGGTAAAGGTCTTCGAGTTGGGTTTCCATCTCCGCCAGCCGCTCGACAATCGGTCCCAACTGCATGCGTAACAGCGCGTCGAACATGGGCTACTCCGCCAGTGGCTTGTATTGATCCGGGTCGTCGATGTTCGAGACGTCCCAGGTGCAGGCGAACAGCGGTTGGCCTGTAGGATCGTTGAGTAACGCCGGCCCCAGATAGAGGGTTTGGGTGAAGGAAACGGTCCAGGTGTCGTAGTCCGAATCGAGGGTGCTACGCACCGCGGGGGCGGCGACGATGTTCGCCGGCAAATCGCACTGCGCCTGGGGCAGGTTCCAACGGTTATCCAGCACCAGGTCCATGAGTTGGCTGGCGAGGTCGCAGGCATCAAAAGGCAGTGCACCCGGCGCGACCATGGCCCTGAGTGAAATGGCCAACACGTGGGCCTTACGCCCTTCGCGAGAGCGAATGCCCGGGCCATTGCCTTCGACCGTGACCCGCACGCCGGTTTTCTCAGCGTCGCCCTGGAAGTCCTGGTGGCTGCCGACCTTGAGGTCCGGGAAGGCAGCATGCAGCGCTGCGCCGATGGCCTGGGGCAGTTGGGATGGCTTTTCGATAAAGGTCATTTCAAGTAGCGTCCTTGCAACGGTTACTGCGGGTCCTGGTGGGAGCCTTCGTTGACGCCTATGCGCTTGGCCGCCCACCGTTCATAAAGGCCGATGGCTACATCTGCACCGGCCATGGCGGTCAGGCAACCAATGGCGCCGGCCGTCCAGATCGACATGCCGGCGGCGTAGCACAGCATCAGGGCTGAAACCCCGCAGACCATGCAGGCCCCGGAGCGCAGCGCCAGACGGCGGATCAGCGACCAGCCGCGAGCGCCTTCTTTATCTGCACGCCACATCTCTCCAGAAACACCGCCGATCACGGCCAATACGATGACCAGCCAGATAGGCATTTCCGCTAACGCTTGCTGTTCATTTGTCATGTCACGCCTCCTGGCTGAGCACTAGATAGTCCATTTTTCATATACAAACGCTTCGATAGGTAGGCATTCCAAAAAGCCCGGTTGCCCGGGCTTTTCAGTAATGCTGTCCTCGGACTTTCGGCGCTACTGGCGCGGTACGGTCCTTTCCTCAATGTTTTTCCGACCACGATCCCTGTCTGCCAGATAACTGCTTCTGGTGCTTTACGCTGCACACCCGGGTCAGTTGCCAACCCTCTGAACCGTTAAGGCCGGTTCATCGCTGCCTGTTTTTTCAAGCGTTGAAACTAAAGAGCGTCGGCATCCTTGCCGGTGTTACTTGGCGTCCCTGCCATCGCTTCGATGGCGTCCTTGCCGATGTTGCGTGCCTTCCTTGTCTTCCTTGGCAGCATCCTTGCCGCCTCCACCAGGCCTTGTTGGCTGGCTTGAGGTGAAGAATATGCATGTATGCATATACAGTCAATGCACAAATGCATTTATTTTTGCTATGGAAATGCGCACATGCATTGGCGGCCTTGTGGGCCAGGGGTTTGCTGGTTTTCTCCAGGCGAAAAAAAGCCCGCTCATTGGCGGGCTGTGTCTTGCGCTGGGAGGTTAACGGGCGTACATGCCCCACCAGAAAACATGACCGAGGATGCTGATCTGCTCATCCTGGATATCCTGGAAGCTGTAGTCCTCATCCGGATGCTCATCACGGTTGAAACTGCGCAGGCGAATCCCGGAAGGCAGGCGGTAGAGCTGTTTAACCCGCAGCTGGCCGTTGTGATTGATGGCATAAAGATCGCCATCGACGATATCGCCAATGCCGCTCTTGCCGGCATTCACCCCAACCGTCGCGCCGTCGCGCAACACCGGCAACATACTGTTGCCGCGCACCGTCACGCACTTGGCCTGGTCGAACTGCACACCGTTATGCCGCAGGCTGCGCTTGCCGAAGCGCAGGCTGGCCTTCTCGCTTTCCTCGATGACGAATCTTCCTGATCCAGCAGCCAATTCAACCTCGCGCAGAAAGGGGATCGACACCTCGTCATCATTAACAGGCGTGTCGTCGTCCCACAGGCTTATGTCCTTGAGTTCCGAATGCATCGGGTCGCGCCCGTCATCACGCACAGCACCCAGCGTCGCGCGCCCGCGCAAGTAGTCGGTGCTGACGCGGAAGTACTCGGCGATGCGCGAGATGTGTTTATCCGACGGATCAACGATCTTGCCGCTGAGGATCCGGGACAGTGTGGATTGAGGCACACCGGTGCGCCGGTGAAGCTCCGTGGGGGAGATCCGGTCGCGGTCCAGCAGCTCTCTTAAGACGATAGAAACGTTGCGTTTTTGCATAACGGGGATAATGGCGGGTGTTTGGGAGGTTGGCAAATGCTAATTTGCATATTTTATGCATTTACTAGGCCGACTCCTTTCTTGCGGGAGGCGACCAAGCCTGGGATTGACGCTATGGCAGGCGCGCTTCCCCTTTTAACGATTGGTATCGGGGCGGTACCGATTTTGCTTTTTACCTATCCGTTTGCGACCTGCGAACCCCCGACCTCGCGTGTTAACCTTGCCGCCATCGCAAAAAATGCTGGGCCAAGCGCCCCCTTTGCCCCATCACTTTCAACGAATTTGCCTACTACCCAATGAGTAAAAACACTTCAGATCTGTCCTCCCACACCCCGATGATGCAGCAGTATGGGCTTGAGCGATGCGCAGGCCACGCACCGCGTGGCTTTCGGGTCGCATCTGTCTAAAACCCTGACCTCATTTTGAAGGCTTTAGGGCCAATGAAACCGTATTAGCAACAGGTAGTATTAGACAGATAACCACCCTCCCCGGCGTCCTGCCGACGAACACCACTCCCCAAACCTGCAACACCTCGATTACTGTACGCACATACAGTAGTTGAGATTCACGCTATGAACGTAGAAATGGACACCGATGATTGGCTCGGTTGCCCCACTCCACTTGAGATGTACCAGCACCAATGCTCAATTCTCGTAGATGAGCTGGTGGAGACCGAGCGCATGCTGCGTCGAGCGCGGGCGAATATCGCCGGCCTGGTGCAGATGAATGATCTGCTGATGACGGGAAAGGCCGAGACAGAAGCAAAGCTCGCTGCGGCTGAGGAAAAGATCAGCACGCTGGAGCAGCAGTACTCGTTTGCCTCAGTGCAAAGCGTGAAAATCATCACCGGGCAGCGCGACCATCTTCTCAGGGAGAATCAGCGACTGCTGCTCGAGCTTAGCGTTTACAAGCAGCCATTAGCCTAGCTCGTCGGCATAGGCCGCAACTGCTTCCTCAGTCAGCTCACGCCACTCACCTTCGTTGATCAGCCCCTGTTGCTTGAGGTCGTCAGCCAGGGCCAGTCGCGTTTCGTAACGCTCTTCCGGTGTGGCCGATATGAAGGTTGGATCGTTACGCAGCGCAAACCACGCCTCCATTGCGTTCACCTGATCAACGTTGATCGCCATGACGAATACCTCGAGCCAGTGTCTACAGTGTAGAGATTGGCCGGGGACCGGCTGTTCATCGGCGCCGACGAGCGGAGATGCTTATGTGCGGGAGACTTTCGCAGTACCGGGGAATCCACGACTTCGTTGCAGCGCTGAGCATGCCCAATGCTCTGGCGAACTCAGTGGGCGATCAGCCGATTGAGCGGTACAACGTCGCACCGACAACCGCGGTTGCGCTGCTGCACCTGCAGGGCGACTTGCTCCACGCCGATCCAGTTCGCTGGGGATGGCGGCCGCACTGGGCGAAAGACCGCGCCGCACCGATCAATGCCCGCGTGGAGAAGGTAGCCCACGGCCCGTTCTTCCGCGCGATCTGGCCTCACCGGGCGATCACGCCAATCGACAACTGGTTTGAGTGGGTGGATGAAGGCGGGCCAAAGAAGCAGCCCTACCTCATCCGTCGGCGGGATGGTGCACCGATATTCTGCGCCGCCATTGGCCAGCTACCGGACGCTGATGAAGGCCCAGGCGAGCATGACGGCTTCGTCATCATCACTGCCGACAGCGCCGGGGGAATGGTGGACATTCACGACCGGCGGCCTGTGGTGCTGACGCCAGACCTGGCGCGGGAGTGGTTGGACCCGGCCACGCCAAAGGAACGCGCCGAGCAAATGGTGCTGCACCAAGGTGAAACCTCCGATGTGTTCGAGTGGTTCAAGGTCGACACGGCTGTGGGCAACGTGAGAAACAAGGGGCCCGAGCTGATTAAATCGATCAGCGAGCAATAGCCCTGACGTACGCCTGGCACGCACGCAAGGCGATTATGGCGTTGTCCCCTGCGTCGGTGATGGCGACAATTCGTTGCGCATGCGCTGGGTCAAGTTGGGCTCGACGGGCTGCATGAGCCACGCCGGCGGCGCTGGGGGTGGCAGGCACGTTGCAGCTACTGGCTGGATCCTCGGCAAGGAGGACTGACAGCCGGACATCAGCAGTAGCAAGCTGGTCACGCAGGCGAGCCTGGTTGCGTTGGGCATCGGATAATTCCTTGGTGTGTTGTTGGTCCTGGCTGGCGAGCTGCTGCTCAAGGGCCAGTCGCTTGCCCTGCTCGACACGGGCTTGATCGGAAGCGGCGCGGCTGATCTCCGCCAGATCATCCTTGTGCAGGCCCGCCTGCTCAGCCAGCCGTTCCCCCAGGCGCCAGTCTTGCACCTGCCACGCACCACTAAACCCGATGGCCAGCGCCAGCAGGATCGCGCCAAGGATCTGCCCGGGCGTCATCACGGCACATCCTTGAAGAAGACGTGATGCCCCAGGCGCAGGGTCTGCTTGGCCTTTGCCGCCCAGGCCGGGGCCTTTGGCATCGTGGTTGCGTAGTAGTGTGTGGCACCGCCAGTTGGATCCGGTACCGCGCCAGAAATCACCTGGTCAGCCGCACGCTGGGCCTGGGTGAACTGGGCCACCGGGATCTGCTTGGCGCCGCTCAGGTAGGCGTAGTTCGGGTCGTTCTGGTTCCAGCAGCTGAACTGCCGGGGTTTCAGGCAAACGCCAGCGTAGCCCTCGCCCCACCAGGATGCAGCCTTGCCGTCGAACACACGGTTGCGGATGGTCCAGGCCACGGCTATCTGGCCTGCCAGTCCTTCGCCGCGAGCTTCCCCCCACAGCGTGCGCGCCAGGATGTCCCGGTCTTTCTCGGTTGCATTCATGCTTTTCTCCAGGCAATAAAAAACCCGCTCAAGGCGGGTGGCGGTGTACTGGTGGCTTTAGGCGTCTAAAGCGGAAGCGCTCACCGGTAAAGGGAAGCGCGCCTTGATCGCGGCCACTGAGGCAAGCCACGCGGTGTAGTCAGGCTCCAGTCCATGGCTCAAGGCGTCGTAGTCGGCCTCCAGTCTGAGCGGGTCCGACTCAGACAGGTAGGCAGCGCGACGCGAAGTCAGAACGGACTCAAGGGCGGCGCGCTCTTCATCCGCATGACGTTGCTCGGCGGTAACCATCTTGCTGAAATCGATATTACTCATAGGGGAAGACTCACATTACCGTTCGGTGGGGCGACGATATCGGCAGGGAAGCAAGCTGAGTTGCTTGCTTCAGGTCCGCACGGAAGGAGCAAGGTTATGATCAGATCTCCGTCGAGCCTCATAACGTCGCCGACGACGAATTCGCAAGCCACAGCAGATGCTGGCAAGACTGCACCTTCAGGAAGTTCTCGGAAGTCGAACCGCTCACCGTTGATTGTCAGCACATCATTGCGCTTACTGACGACCAGCTGATCATCCCGACGCTGCGGCGATAATTTGATTATCATTATTTCCACCTCCCTATTGCCAAATAGCGATATTCATAGGAATAAGAAATATTAGTTCCTAGTGTCGTAAAGCTCGGGAACGATGAAGATGCAGACACACCAGTGTTTATGAACGCCCCAATCAAACCATAGTTTTGCTTGGATGAGTATATCTGCGCGCCCTGCCCTGCCGTATAAAAAATCAGAGAATTGGCAATATAAGGCGAGCCTGAAAAAGCGTACGGCATAACTACAGATGGCACCACAGACGCGCCAGGGTTAACGGTCGCAGTTACGATAAACGTGTTAAAGCAAATTAGAGTGCCGTCTGCAAATTTCGTATAGGTTCCGTTTGAGTTTGTTTTTGTCTCGATAATACCGCCGTTCGGAAGGCCGTTTAAATCAGCAACATCAGCGAGAATATTCGACCTCTGATAGAAGCTCTTATATATCTCATCTGTCATGGCGTTGATCTTGACGCCAGCCGTACGAGTGGTATCCCCGCCTACACCAGTAGGGGCCGTACCAAGGTTTATCTCTTGTCTTGCCATGTGCTTGCATCCTTATGATGACTTAAATTTAAACAACCACCTTCCCAAAAACTGCAGCAAGGGAGAAGTAAAATGGGTTCGTCACGGTGGTCACGCTGAATCTTATAAGCCCAGCAGGAAAGTCATATCTAAGTCCCGTTCCACGAGACTCATTATTTCCTGCCATCATCGGCATTCTGGCGTTATTAATCATCAAGTAATCGCCAAGCTCATAACTCAGCGGAACCGAATACCAATTAGTCGGCAATCCTTGGGCGCTATACGTAGTATGCGTGTAAGTCCAATTTTGTAACGATCTGGTAAATACTGCTGCTTGAGTACCAGAATCGAAGATTTGCTTGCCATTGGCATCCCACATTCTTAGCCCGTACGATGCTAAGGGCTTCGACGAAAACGCCCCCACGAAAATATTGCCCGAGTGGACTTGCCCGGACACAACAGTAGCGCCAGTCCAAGCCCCCGCAGAACCCTCAAGCAGAACGCCTAACTGTATAAGCGATCCATTGTCAGGCGGCCTGATGAAAATTAGCGGTGGTTCCTGTGTATCAACCACATTTTGGAATGTGACTGTGACGCCAGCGCTGTAGGTGCCTTTATGAAAAACACATAGCCTTGCGTACTCAGAGTCTAGGGAGATCGCTCCAGCATCGTTAACAACGCTCAAGCCATAGGTCATCACCCCCACCTCGCAACTATTAGCCGCATTGTTGCGGATGAAAAAGACCCAGACGGGCTGCCTTTCAGGAAGTTTCGTGTATAAACCACATCCTGACCCATCTCGCACTCCAACTGTCTATTTTCAGAAACTTGCGAGGTATCGTTATTTATCGGCAAAAAAAAGCATATCGAGTTGCTTGTATTGCAACCCGGCACCGAAAACTCTCGAGTTCCTGCTGGGCCCGACGAATAAGAAACCAGAACAGATAAAACAATCCTGTATGTGGCGACACTCGTATCGAACTCCAGCACCCCCGACGAAGACCAGATCCTTAAGGCAGAACTCATTCGGTTTGATCTCCAAGCTGTAGGCGCTTTACACCGCCCGCATCCCAAAAGCGCAGCGACCGATTTGTCATCATTGATCGTCCTTGACCTGGAGCTACGCCGTTGATTTCGAACGTCCCGTCGAAGAACAGCTTCCATCCAGCCTTTTGCGGGTCGTAGTTGTTCGACTGGATGTAGTTACCGATCTTGGCGTTGGTGATCGTGCCATCCTGGATGAACGCAGCCTTGATGAAGGTCTGCCCACCCGTGACTGCGAACGGCACAGTCCCGGCCTGGCCGATAGCGAACCTGTCGGCGTCGATAATGAACTGCGACTGCAACCCACCGGGACCGTTCTCCAGGCCCAGGCCGATACCCGCGTACTTGTACAAGCCGCTGGCACTTTCGTACTGCATACGCACCGACCAGCTCCCGGTGACCTTGCCGTCGACCGTTTGTATGGCTGTGGCGTTGGTCTGGATTGCGAGCGTATTCCCGCCCACCGTCGTCTGAACGGTGTCGATGCGCTGGCCGAGAGCCTGATCAGCATTCGTCCGAGCAATGATTTCTGCCTGGACCGCCGAGGCATTACTCGCCGTCTGCGCTGTAACGGTGTCGATCCGAGTGGAAAGAGCACCATCCGCATTGATGCGAGCGGTTTGCTCAGACAGCACGGCAGCAGCGTTCGCCGAGGTTTTTACCTCGACCGCATCTGTGCGCTGGCCTTGTACCAAGTCGCCCTCGATCAGCGCGGACTGGGTAGACCAGACACCCACATAGCTTGCCTCCGACCCCATCATCGAACCGCTATCGCCCTGGAGCGGCGGATTGACCTGCAGGTAAATGCCGTCAACCCGCTCTGCCGTGGTGGTCACCTTGCCATCTAGCGTGGTGACCGTGGTCTTGAGCGTGCTCAGGCCGCTTGCAGTCGCAACCACCCCGGTGACAGGATCATTCACTGTGGATTTGACGGCGTTCAATTGCGAAGCCTGGGCGGTAATGTCCTGACCGTGTTGCGTGATCGTCGCGGAATTCTGCTGGACCTGAAGGACCAGAGCGTCAACGGTCTGCACCACCGTACCGATATCAACCCAATAAGTAGCATTTGGGGGCGCCGCGCCCGCAGGTACATCACCCTTTGCCTGATATAAGTGCTGGCCAACTCGGACGATATTGCCAAGGGTACGGTCCACCAGGCGCGCCCAGAAGAACAGTGTCGCGCCCCCCAGCAGAGACTGCATACGGTAGTCGGCCTGCGGATATGCCAGGTCGGCCAGCTTGGTCGCGGCATCCAGGTTATTCGCCGGGCCATACCAAAGCTCGGTGCGCTGAGTATCCTCGGCGCCAGCAGGGAAGCCCCACTTGATGCCGATGCCGAACAGCTCGCTGGTGGTGGTCAGGAACGACACCGCCGGCGGCAAGCCGGTTTTGCCGGTCAGTTCTACCTCAGGGCTGGCGCCCCAGATAGAAGCCACATCCATGGCGTTAACCGAGCTGACACGTGCAAGGTATCCGATCAGCGCGGCGCCTGGTGCGCCACCGAACGACAAGGGGTTGCCCTTGCCAAAACGTAATTCGCAATCACTCGGCCGGCCGCCGCAGCGATCCAGCGCCGGGTCGTCCACCGGGTTGCCGTCGAGGTCGAACATCCTGATCCCGGTGTAGTTGCAGTCCGGGCCGCGGTACTCGCCCCAAAGGCACCATTCGCACCGGTTCATGATCAGGCCGCCCGGCAACCTCTGACCTTTAACAGCAGTCGGAGGGGCCAACGAAAACACCACCTCTTCACGCAACAGGCTGGTGACCTGGTTGATATAGGAGATGTCTAGCCTTTCCATGGTGCCGGCCGTAGGGTTGCCCTCTGGAAAGTTCGCTGCATCCAGGTATTTCGCGTACGTCTGTCGAACCGTCAGCTTTACCCCGCTCATCCCCTGGAAGCGGCGACAGAGTGCGGTGATCGTGCCGTCGATGTTGCTGATCTTCAGCATGGGGGTGGAGTTGTTGCCCTCGACGCTTCGCCCGAACCCACCTGTTTCGTAAGGTCGGGGCATGTAAACGTCGCCCTTCCAGATGATCGGGGTGGACTGCTGGTGTGCGTGGTACCGCAAAATGCCCATACCGCGCGCTTCACCGTCCAGCTCGATCAACTGGATGATCGCGCCGGGCTCTAGCTTCTGGTCGTCCAACGTGATCATGGATTGAATACCTGCTGGAAGGTGGTGCTCAGGGTGTACTTCTTGTTGCCGTGGGTTTGCAGCTGCCAGCCTCCGGTGGTGATGAACGCCCCCTGAACCTCAAGCGGCGGGGTCCACAGAAAGTGATTTGCCCCCTTGTGCCGCTTGAAGAACTCGCGGATCGGCTTGATGTAAGCCTCCCCGCCCGTAAAGGAAACGGTGTACGCACCGGCGACATTGTTTATTCCGACCGATAATCGCTGGCTGTAGCCGTTGCCGAACTTCGACTCAAGCACGTCAGGCTGGTCGTCACCGGAAGAGCCAACCCGGGGCGACCAGTTGAATACCTCTGCCATCAGCTGTTTCTCCGATTGTTTGGATCAAGCAGGCCGTTCTGGCCTTTTTCCTGCTGTATCACCTGCCGGGCGATCTTTGGCATTTCGGAACGAGCGGTGGCCAGCAGCGCCAGGCCCATTTGCTCGTAGCCTTGGGCTTTCTCAAAACCCTGGCCTGACGTGACTTGGTATCGGCCAACACCCTGCCAAACGGCGTGTCTTCAAATATCTTCAGCGGCAGGCCGGCGGCGGACTCGCTCAGGATCTTCACGCAAGCCCACACAATAGGAATCGTGATCGCCGCCTTCGCAGTGATCTTCACGCCAGACTTCGTCCGCTTCCCGCCGGCGACCATGTCGACCTCAACATAGTCGCCAGTCGCCGGATCGGTGTAGCCGAACATGCGCCATGACAGCGGGTTGTACCAACGAGATGCCATATTCAGCCTATGAGTTCGAGCCGATAAGTCCGAAGAACCCATCAGCCAGGTAATTGTCGAGGCCGCTCTGGGCCTGGGGGTTGAGCGAGAGCAGCGAGATAGCGTTAAAGGCCGCCATCAAGGGGTCGATCTTCGCCAGGCCCGACGCCTGCTTGGTGATCAAAATTGCGTTACCGGCTGGTACCACCCGCGCATTGCCACAGCACCAGGCCATCATTGGTTGGCCGCCATGGACCAGGCCGCCCTCGGCGAGCTTTCGCTCAGTGGTCTTGATTGCGCCGTTCAACTTCCAGCCTTGGCTAATGCCGATAATTTTGTCTTCCGGAATCCCGGCCTCGGCGAGCGCGTCGAGAATGGCGCCGATGCCTGACGGGTCGACCCCGACCTTGTCGAGTAAGCCGGCAGCTTCGACCCGAGCGACCAACTCAGCGACCTCCTGCACGTCCTCGCCGATTGTCTCAACCAGAGTCAAATCACCTTCTACGGAGAAGTCGCGAAAGCGCGGAGCTTCGCTCTTGCGCCGTTCCAGCACGGATGGGTGAGCCCAGGCGTGCGTCCAGAGCAGCCACTGACGGGTGAGCTTGTCGCGGCCAGCAACAGCAAAACCAAGCAAGTCATCGAGGCCGCCTCCGTCAATCCCAACGTCGACGACCTCAGACCGGTCAATCAACTGCTCGAACGTCAGCCCCTCCGGAGCGGCCTGAACCTCCCAGAACTCTGCGCCAGCCCAACGATCCGAGCGCAGGTTCAGCCCTATCTCGATGTTGAGATGCTTAGCCAGAAACTGTTGAAGGGTGCCATCGGAGGCGCCCTGTTTCTTTTTGAGCTCGTCACCCAACCACTCAGCGCTAACCGAGCGGCCTATGTTGGGGTTGGTGATGTAGAAGTTTTCTGACCTGAGGTACGCCTTGTCCTCAATCATCTGCAAGGGGAATTCGTACAAGATGCCCAGTGTTTTGCGATCGAGGATTTTGCCGTCCCGCACATTCCGCCAGTAGCTCAGCTTCTCCTTGAACACGCCGGCGGGAGGGTCATCGCTCTGGGTTGTCAGAAAGATGACCCACCCCTCTTCGCGAGAGATCTGACCACCGAGCGCTTCCATAAACATGGATTCAGCATTGGAGCGCTTGCCGAAGACCCAAAGCTCATCGACCAAAACTTTGCCCGACTTCTTGCCTGACACGGTATCGGTATCAGCGGCAACGACCTTCAACGAGTTCCGCGTGGTGCGGTCCGTGATGGTCCTGATGTGATCCTGGATATGGAACATTGCTGACAGCTCTGCGTCAGCCCTGACCATGGCCGCCGCCGGCTTGAATGCGTTGTCAGCGACCTCGCGGGTTGGAGCCAGGATCAGATGCTCTTCTTCCTCTCGCCAGCACAGGATCAGTGCGGTGAGCATGATGCCGGCTGCGATGGTGCTCTTCGTGTTTTTCTTGCTGATCAGTAGGCCGAACTCTCGGATCAGCTGCTTGCCAGTCTCAGCATCGTAGGCCCCGAAGATACAGCGAACGAAATTGAACACCCACTCATCACAGCAATCCGCCATCCGTGGCTTACCTGGCAGATCAGGGACGCGTAGTTCCTTGAAGATCTGCAGGGCGCGCTCGGCCTCCTCCACGAAGATCGGCGGCGGGATAATCGATTCGCGGGCGACCAACCGCCGCTCCCAGTCGGGGCACGCTGTCGACCACTCCATAGCTAAACCTGCTTACCGTTCGTTGCTACTAATTTGGGTGGTGCCTGCCGGGAGAATTTCCCAGCGGCCTGCTCGGCTGCCTTCTGCTGCTCGTCCTTCTTACCGCCATCTGCCTTTTTGACATGGGTGTATTGAACGGCGGCAATAGCTGCCCGAACCTGTATTGGGCTGGCATCCAGCTGGCCAAGTGCAATCTTGGTCAGTAGGGACAGCATGTCCATCTCAGGAGCCGGAACTGGAACCGCCTTCTCGCGCTTCAGCGCACCGCCGTGTGGCTGCGGCTCGAACTCCACGGACACCGCCGAGGAGTTTGCTGATTCAGGAACAACCTTCTTTTTCCGGCCAGCACCCGGCCGAGCGCCGCCAGAGTTGGGGCGAGCGCCCCCGCTCTTGCCTTTGACGCCTGCCATTTGCTGAATTCCTTTTTCAAAAGGGGGAGAAAATCTGCGCGTGAGAGGGGGAGTGGTCTGGAGAAAACTCGATCCCCATATTTTGACCACCCCCTGGTCTCTTCGCGGGGAGTTGGCGTGCCGCAACGTGCGAGTGACGTGCTACAGATCGACTCAGGCGCCCTGCGCTTCCTCGCGCTGCTTCTTCGAGGAGTGGCAGGTGCCGCACAGGCTCATCCAGTTGGTCCGGTCCCAGAACAGCGTCATGTCGCCTCGATGAGGGGTGACGTGGTCAACCGTGTTGGCCGCCCTCACCACTCCCTCGCGCTCGCAGTACACACACAGCGGGTTGTCATTGAGGTGGACGAGCCGAGCCTTCTGCCACTCGTAGTTGTAGCCTCGCTGGCTTGAAGTTGTCTTGCCCGTTCTCCATGAGCCTGGCGCGGCCGTTGCCAACCTATTGCCCTGCGTCGCGACTCTGCTGCCCAAGGTCTGGAGACGTGCCATCAATCAGCATTCCGACCAGGCAACTTGAAACCGGTGACCCGATCAGCAAAGGCGCGGACCTTATCCACACCAAGCAGCCCGACCATGCCACCAAGCAAGCCGGCAGCTGACGGCGGGATGCCAATCAGCTCGAGGCCGGACAGCATCGACAATGTGATGCAGCCACACAGCAGGCTTTCAAAGAACGCAGCCTTGCGTGTTCCACCGCCATAGATGATCCGCAGCGCAGAGATCGATATTGCAAAGCCTGCGGCATAAAAGGCCGGGGCGTGCTGGCTCAGCCACGCGAGTACAAGAACCCAGGTGTCTGGCTTATCGGGCATGTTCGGCATCTCAGGTTCCTCCCTTTAGGGGAGTGAATAGATCGGCTCCAACAGCACTCCCAGCTCAGCGCGATGGGTGTGGTGGAGCCGAAAACGAAAAAGCCCCGGCAAATGCCGAGGCTCGATGTGGGTGGAGATGGAGACCCTGTCAGGCCTCTGTCGTGGCGTTTCCCTCCAGTCCCCACGCTGACTGTTACCCCTGCACGTTGCCGCCGGGCTTTGATCATCTCCAGAAAGCAAAAAGCCCAACTCTAGGGTCGGGCTTTGCTCGCGGAAAAACCGCAAAGTAACTTAAATCTATATATCGTCCCCGGGCCTGTCAAGCAGCCTGACGACGAATATCTAAAGCTCCATCAATCCACGCGACACCCGCCTTCCAGAGCTGCCGCGTCTTCTCTTCTCCGAAGCCCATCTTCTTGCCAACCTCCATTAAGGAGCTGTCGAGCCTGGTGTAGTACTTCATCAGCACCTGGCCGCATTCGGGGTAGCGCTTGAGCAGTCGCCCCATCAAGCCATCAATCATCAGGGCATCGTCGTCGGTGATCATTGGCGACAGGACGGTGTTCTCGCGGGAAGAGCAGCACGACACGCCGGAGCCCAGTACAACCCAGCGGCCCCAATGCTCCAGCAGATCCTCAGCAGTGCGCTCTCTAAAGCTCGGTGTGAAGGCCATGGCTCAATCCCCTGTGAAGTTGGTGGCACCTGGGCCACGGCGGTTGTTCTCGTTGTACTGGGCGGACTCACCTTGATGACTAGACCCGCGCTCCAAAGACTTCACCACGGCCCGCACGCTCCGCAGTTTCAGCCCCAACTGGATCACCAGGTCCTGCATCAGAAGAGCCTCAAGCGTTTCGGCGTGGACGAATCCCGAAGAGTGGCAGCCAATGCATTCGAGCTGATGGAACACGCCGCGTATCAGACCGGCTCCATGGCATGAGGGGCACTCGGTCATGGGTATCACGCACTGCGCTGTTGCTGGCCTGGCGACGGATCAATTCGCCGAGGTTATGCAGTTCGCACTGCAAAGCAGCGTGACGGACCGCCGGGTGAGACCAGGTGCGCGCACCAAAACGGCTTGGGTGGGAGTTTTCGAGCGCCTCGCGGAACGCCTTGTCGTGGGAAGGGATGCCCAGCATCTCGGGTGTCGGCTGGCACCATTTGATGAACTTGCCGACGCTTGGCGCGAAGTCACCTCCGATCTGCCGGCAGTTCTGCAGGCCGTACCGGATCTGCTCAAGCGTTGTGATCCCCGCAACGATGAACGCCTTGATCCAGCTGCGCTTGGCGGCATTCAGCGATTCGGCGTCAGGCCAAGCCTGTTTCCATGCAGGGAAAATCGCCTGCAACTCTTTGAACAGCGCGTTCACGACATCGGCGGTACCCGGCGGCAACTGCTTCGGCTGAACCAACGTTACCGGAGGAAGATTGCCCATCGTGCTTAGCAATTGTTCGGTGCTGCGTGGCTTCTTGACTTCCATCACAGGTCCCCCAGATCATTCGCCCAGCTGGTGTCATCGAAGTCAGGCGCCTTGCCCTGCCCCGAAGCTTTGACGCGTTCGCGCTTGACCCACTGAACCAGGCGGTAGCACCAGCCGGCCGATGTATCAATGGTTGCTGGCTTGGCGACGAAGAACCCCATGAACGCCCGGATCGCCGCTTCAGGGACCGCATCGGCAGGAAGCCCGGCGATAGTGATTTGATCCGACAGCCCCTTCTCGCTCGGAACCCAGGTGGCGAACATGGCGAAGCGCTGGCGATCATCCTGCGGTTCGATGGCAGCGCTGTTCTGTTCGGCGAGAGCGGCATCAATCTCGCGCTGCTGCAGCTGCTCTTCGGTTCCTTGATGGTTAAGTGGTGGATTGGGTGCAGCTGCTGCACCCCGTTCTGTTCCAGGCTGCACCCCGTTCTGTTGTGGGTTGCACCCCGTTGCGTCATCTGCACCCCGTTTTGTACGGGGTGCAGGATTTGCACCCCGCGATATCTGAAGGTCGTAAACGACTGGGCGGCGGTCATGACGATCGATATGCACAGCCGCGATAGCCTGATTGCCCTTCTGGATCAGCCCGGACTTCTCCAGATCGTCCAGCTTGTAACGTACGGTACGCTCGGATAGTCCTGTGTCTTGGGCCAGGGTGGAAGCAGATGGAAAGGCGCCGGCACCGTTGGAGCCGGCATAGTTGGCCAGGCACAGCAGCACATGCCGAGCGCTGGAGTCTTTGAGGGTTTGAACGGGCAAAGAGAGCGCCCATGACATTGCTTGAACGCTCACAGCGAAGCTCCGATATTCTTTTCAGCCAAATAGGCCAGGCCTTTGGGTGTCACAAGGGGTTGGAAGGCTGCACGATCCTCGCCGGTCTCGGGGTCGCTCTTCAGCGCCGTGACCTTGTGGACCAGATAGCCGGAGGTGATGCGCGGCTGGTAGGCGGTCCAACGTTTGGAACCACCACGGTGGAAGATCCACCGGTTCTTCTCCAGCCACAGGAACAGCCGGGACGGCGGAACCTGAAGTTGTTTGGCGGCATCGCTAATGCAGATCGCGCCGCAGGCCGATGCCAGGCGCTTGATGGCAGCGACCTTCGGCGCCTGATCCAGAATAACCAGTCGAAGAGACTGGTTTTCCTTGGCTTGGTCGGCGGCCGCCTGAAGTGCCTCTGCGTAGGTCGCCGGAATTTGGAACTGATCCGCCCTCGCCTCCAGATCCTGCCAGCGATCAATGATCCGCGCGCGCAGTTCGACGTTGTAGCCGGAGACCACCACCAGAGTGTCGCGCTGGGAAAGCAGGAACTCCCGATAGACCTGACCGTTCTGCGGGTGGATATAGGGGGTGTCGTTTGAAGAAACGACACCCTTTGCAACCAAGGCCCGGACGGTTTTCAGCACGTTGTCGTGCGTGCTGCCGGTCAGCTCGGCGATTTCGCGTGAAGACATAGTGTGTCGCGACACGTTTTGTTCATGACGAAAAAGTGTCGCGACATGGGGGGTATTGCCTGGAGCGGTATTGGTGTTCATAATGGCCCCACTGTGTTTTACAAGTTGTTGAAAGGACCGCCCTGCCAGGCGGTTTTTTTATGTCTGTGATTTAGATACTGGATGAATTAACAGCTGATCCAGAGTCTCTACCTGCCCTGCCCGCTTCAGCGGAAAATGGCGTCATCAAGGTTAAGCGGACTGTTTCATTGGCTGCGCTGGGTCATCGTCTCGCTTGGCAACCAATGCACCGTCGGACTCCTTTTCAAGAACGCACTGCATTGGGTACGAAAATCCACCTGCCGCACGGCACTGGGAGACACGGCTACCGCTAACGCGGAGCGCGTCACCGATGGCGCGACCGGTGCGGAAATATTTCAGGGCTTCGTCAAAGGTCATGGGGTGCGTCTCCGTTGTCTCTGCCGAGTTTAGAGTTCTTAACAACACAAGGCAAGTTATCTAAACAATGAAATGTTTAGAATCCTAAATATGGACTTTAAAGACCGCGTGACCTCACGCATGAAGGCGCTCAATCTCAGCGCCACCGACATCAGCAAACTGACTGGCGTATCGAAGGCGACGGTCAGTTTCTGGGTGAGCGGAACGAATGGCGCGAAGGGCAAAAACCTTTTGGCGCTGGCGAAGGCTTTGGATTGCTCGCCGGACTGGTTGTCCGACGGTGTCGGTACACCGGATCAGTCATTTGCCGATGACACCAAGGCCGGCATGTCCACGGTTGAGTTGATGGCTAAAATGCTTGCGTCCAGGGCTGGAAAGAATCTTTCAGAAAAAGCTCGGGAGACGATGCTCGCTGCAGCGGAGCAAGCAGATAGCCCAGTCGAGCAAGGCGGGAGTTACGTCCCTAGTCATCTAGCTGGCCTTCGACCAACGAATGAGGAAATTGTCATTCCTCAATACGATATCCGAGCCGCCATGGGGCACGGACAGGTGCCACCAGACTATACCGAGGTCGTTCGAAATCTCGTGGTGCGTGAGGAAATTCTCCGAGAGAAAGGGGTCACTTATACCTCCGCGTCATCGCTTGGCATGATCAACGGCTGGGGCGAGAGCATGGCCGGGACGATCAACGACAAAGACCTGGTGATAGTCGACAAGGGTGTAAAGGATTTCATCGGTGAGGGGATATACGTTCTCACTTGGCATGGAGAACTGTACATCAAGCGCGTAATGCGCCTGGATGAAGAGTGCTACAGGCTGATATCGGACAACAAACACTATGAAAACCAAACGGCTCGAATTGACGACGTGACGATCCACGCCAAGGTGCTGTTGATCTGGAATGCCCGTAAGGCTTAACAAAAAGCCCGCCACCAGCGGGCTTTTTTATGTCCTTCAGAATGGCGCGACCTCTTCAATCGCATCTAACTCACCATGATCTTGAACTCGAGGATCTTCCTCGGCCGCGGCTTCCCAGCTCAAAGTAACCGACTCATCTTCGTCGTTGAAAGTCATCTCAATACCGTCAACGTCGGCGAGCACGCCCATAACCTCCTCCCACTCACGATCCCCATCGCTATCAATCCTGTGGATGGTTGCCCACTTCCGGTCCTGAGCGATGGGATGGTTGATCATGCTGGAAACTCTGAGCGTAAGGCGCTCAACTCCCGATACGGGCGTTTGCTGTTGGGTTTTCTTCTGCGGGCTCGCCATCGGCTGCTCCTTGGTTGCTGTATATCCATACAGGTTTATACGCAGACTATCCGAACTTTTTTAATCGCGTAAGTCTTGACGCAGTCAGCGTTCGAGCGTACCTCGCCGCCACAATAGTTAAGATATCTAAAATAACTGTTGACGAATTCTGTTTAGTTTTCTAAATTCACTCCATCGCCGAGCAGCACTCGGCAATACACGACTGGTGAAGCCGCCAGATAGCACGGGATCAGCGAAGTGATCTCCCAGCCCCGGAAAGCGGGACCGACTGGATCAAGCTCTTTAAACAGAACGGAAGATTTCACTGGCTGGCCTTGGCAACAGGGCCAGACGGGAAACCAACCGGGAGTCACATTGATGGAAGCAACAATCGTCAGCGGCGCATGGAAGGGTCATCTCGGACGCGGCCTTGCGCCAAAGGAAGTTCAGTACCTGCTGGGCACCGCCCAGGGCAAGACAGCAAAAGAGATTGCCCGCCAGTTCGACGTGGCGGCCTGCACCGTGGCCAAGCGTCTTTCCTGCGCCATGTTCAAGCTTGGCGTGACCCGCCAGACAGCGGCGGTCGCCGAAGCCATGCGCCGGCAGATCATCTCGCCGATGTGCTTCGTCCTGGCCAGCCTGATCGCCATGCACGCAATGATCGGTGACGACTCAATGCGTCGTGATCGCCGAGTACTCGACCACGATGACCCGGTGCTGTCCGGCCTGAACGTGCCCGCCGGCGCCCAGGCGACGGAATACATCGACCGCCACGCCGGTGACACCGCTCGACTCAACCACGGCGAGTACCACCGGATCGACGAGCTATCGCCCGGCGGCGTCTACACCCTCTTCATCACCAGCAAGTGGCGTGGTGAATGGGGCTTTCTGGTCAACGGCGTGAAGGTGCCTTGGCGCACCTACACAGGCACAGACAATTGAGGTCATGAGCATGAGCAAGCTAATTCAAACGGTTGAAGAACTGGACGCCGTGCTGCACTGGCGCGGCAAGCACGCTCAAGCAATCCGCGAGCGTGACGCCCTGCAGCAAAAATTGGCAGTGGCGACAGCGATTCACCCATTCGCCGAAAAGGTTATCCGCAAACTGGAGCGCTTCCAGGAGTGCACGGATGATGGCCAGGGCGCGGACATCGGTCGGCACTGGTTTGACCTGCTGACCCAGCTCGGCCTGCTGAATCGTGTGCAGCGAAGCCCTGCCTTGTGGGAAATGACACAGCAAGGCGAAGACGCCCTGGAACTGTCGCGGCAGAACGCAAAATCCCGATAGGAGTACATCCGTACTCCACCCGCAAAACCTGTAACCCCTCCCCCTTCAAAGTCAGCCGCTATAGCGGCAAGGACGAAGTCATGCCTGAAGAAATCAACAAAGCCTGGCCGGACCACTTCCGCTATATCGACACCATTGGCCCGGAAGGCCTGGAGGTGCACTGCATCACCTATCAGGTGATCGGCGAAACCGCGCAGTGCTTCTACATCGGCGATAACCATACCTGCGACTTGGTCAAAGGTCCTCAATATAGCTGGACTGCTGAGGCGATCAAGAAACGTCGCAAGCGCGTGCTGAAAGAAGGTGGCGAGTGGGCCCGGCGCTTCGCCTACACCGACAAGGCGCTAGCGCTGCGCTCGTACAAAGCCCGAAAGTCCTGGCAGATGAAGCATGCCCAGTTATCTATGGAGCGCGCCAAAGCAGCAATCGGCTACTTCGGCAACCATGAGGTGGAAAGCACCATACCGGCCGAGGCCGTGACCATCCCAAGCGAATACATTCAGGGCTTGAACTGGGGTGATTATTGATGATCGCCCCCCTCTGGTTCGCCTACGTCTTCATCTACAAGGGGCCAAGGCCATGAGCAATCGAATCGTTTGCCAGTTCAGCTGCGGTGCTGCTTCGGCGGTGGCTACCAAGCTGGCTCTGGCCGAATATGGCGCAACCCACGACGTGCAGATAATCAACGCCTTCCTGGCCAATGAGCACGAAGACAACCGCCGATTCGCCCTGGACTGTGAAGCTTGGTTCGGGCGCCCTGTAACTGTGCTTCGAGATGAAAAGTACGGCGCCGACATCCTTCAGGTATTCCACCGCGAGCGATTCATGAAGGGACGGAACGGCGCGCCCTGCACCAAGTTGTTGAAGCGGCGCCTGCTGGATGCCTGGAAGCAGCCGGGAGACGTGATGGTGTTCGGTTACACCGCCGAAGAGGTTGAACGCCTTGAGGACTTCCGCGACCGAAACCCAGACCGGCCGGTGATTGCGCCGCTGATTGATGCCGGTCTGGGAAAGGAGGATTGCAAGGCAATGGTTCTGCGCGCAGGTATCAAGTTGCCGCTGATGTACCGCCTGGGCTACGACAATGCGAACTGCATTGGCTGCGTGAAAGGTGGTGAAGGCTATTTCCGCGCGATAAGGCAAGATTTCCCGGAGCAGTTCGAAGCGCTGTGTCGGGTGCAGGACGACCTCGGCGAGGGTTCATATCTGTTTCGCAACCGCACCACCAACGTGCGGTTTTCCCTCCGCGAGCTGGGCGACGGCCCGGTGCGTCGTAACGAGAAAATCCCGTCTTGTTCGTTCTTCTGCGAGATGGCAGAGGCCGACCTCGCCGCAGCACCCTAACCCCAATCCCCCTACACGCCTGCCGGTGAGCGTCGTCAGGGCAACTGACTGTCGATCCATCGTTCAGCTGCCGCCATCGCGTCATCAAGTGCTGCCGGATAGTCAGGCCAAGGGCCTTCCAACTTTGCTGCAACCTCACCCAAGCCATTGATGGGTGCTGGTTCAATGATCTTTGCAGCAACAGGGCTCTGGTCGTTCGGGCGACGCCAGTCGAACTTGAGAAAAATCACGTGGCCCCGGTAAGCGTGCGCTATCGGAGCATCGAAGTTGTGTGACACGTCCATGCCTCATCACGAACTTAGTTGAACCCTTTTGTACACCGCTTCGGTCCTGTTTGAAAGATAAGCAGAAAGCTATCACTCCATTCCCCTATGCGCCGCCCCAGCGCGGCTAGGACACACCCCATGTTCGCTATGAAACTCACCCTGATACTGCTGGGCGCTTTTCTGTACCTGGTAGGAACCATCGGCTGGTTCTTCTGGGCTGGGCCTGACCTTGTTGGCACAGGCACCACCGAGGCACTGCTCTACGCCTTCGCCGGCACATGCGCCTGGCTGCTGATTAGCTTCGGCCTGGCAATCCACATCATCAAGACAGCACGGCCCACGGTGGGCGGGAGGTAGGTATGTTTTTGACAGCAGAGGAAGTTGCCGACCTGACCGGCTATAAGAAGCCGGGGGCGCAGATAAAATGGCTGACCGCCGAACGCTACGGGTTCGCGGTAGGTGGTGATGGGCACCCAAAGGTGCTGCGCCAGGTTGTCATCGGGCGGTTGGGTGGTATTCAATCAAGGAAGGGGCCGGAGCTTCGGCTGGGTTGAGGTGAATGACGATGCGTCCGCGCAAGAAGGACCGGCACCTGCCGGCGTGCATGTACCAAAAGCATGGCGCTTATTACCTGGTCCGCAAGGGCAAGTGGAAGCGCCTGGGCACCGACTTTCAGGCGTCACTGGCGGAGTACGCCAAGCTGCTGGACAAGGGCAGCCAGGGCGGTATGCCAAAGCTGATCGACGATGCGCTCGAACAGATGCGCACCAGGACAAAGCCGCCTCTCAAGCCGAACACCCTGAAGCAGTACGAAGCAGCATGTGAGCGCCTCAAGGAAAACTTCGCCGACTTCGAACCCCGCGAGGTGCTACAGCGGCACGTAGTCGCGCTCAAGCTTCACATGGCGGACACGCCGAATATGTCGAACCGGGTTATTTCAGTACTGCGCGCTGTCTTTGCCTATGCCCTGGAACAGCAGATCGTCGACTCCAACCCCTGCATAGGCGTGAGACGCCACCTGGAACACAAACGCGACCGCTACATCACCCACGGCGAATTCCAGGCCATATGCGCCAACTCCAGCGACAACATGCGCGTAATTTACGAGATGTGCTATCTAACCGGTCAGCGCATTGGCGACGTCCTGGCCATCCGCCTGGCGGACATCAGCGCCGAAGGCATCGCTTTCAAACAGGAGAAGACGAACGCCAGGTTGCTGGTGCAGATGACGCCAGACCTTGAGGATTTGATCACCAGGATCAAGGCACTGCCCCGAAAGATCCGTGGCCTTACCCTATTCTGCTCCCCGCGCGGCGGAAAGCCGGTGCACTACAGTTCGGTCAAGGATGCCTTCGCAATCAGCTGTAGGAAGGCCGGCGTCGAGGATGCGAGCCTGCACGACCTACGCGCCAAGTCCCTTTCCGATACCGACGACCAAGGCAACGACGCGCAAAAACTGGGCGGTCACACGGACGCCAAGATGACGCAGCGATATCTGCGTCTGCGCAAAATCAACATAGGTCTCCCGCCAACAATGCCGAAAGTTAATCCGAGCAACTCAAGCGTGGACGAAGCCCTTTAAAAGTGAGGCGCCTTGCGAAGTAAGGATGCCATCTTTAATCAAGCTGTACTCTTCCATCTCCCTAATTACTGAGACATCAACAACGCCCAGCATACAAAGCTCATTAAAGCGCGCCACCATCACGCCAAGGTTAGACGTATTGTTTAGGTTAAAGTACTTTCTAGCTAAACCTCGCAGCGTAAAGTACAAAGTATCACTAATAGCTAGAGGACTGGTAACCTGATTTTCAGTCGGCGAGGCGTTTCTATCGAGTTCTTTTTTCGCACGCTCTTCATTAGATTTTAGCGTTGCCAGCTCTGCCCGCATATCCTCCATCTCTTCGGCGTTTAGCTGGGCTTTCTGCATCAAATTGTCAATTATCCTCTTAGAATCTGATCTACTTTTCTCGATAACTTCATTCGCCTTGTCCTCACCTTCTTTAACCTTGCTCACATCCAATTGAAACTCACCAATTCTTTTGTCGAAGCTATCTTGACTTTTATGAATACTCAATAGCTGCGCACCAAAGCGCTCTTCAATCCTACCCAGCAATTCAGATATGTTTTTGGTAAACTCATAAGAGTTATTATAAAAACTTTTCGATGACTCGTCCGCTTTAAAATAAAACGCAGCGGACAGAACTATAGCGGAAATAGCGAGAATCAAGCTAAGAAGATCTGTAAATCCGAAACCGCTGAGATCGATGGACACTTCAGAAACAGCCAGTCGATAAGCAAGCGCAGAACACAACGTCAATATTGCAAAGTCCCGGAGACTTGACCAAGTAAGAAAACCGCCGCGCCCTGCGTCATCTTTTTTGAAGAAGCTCTTCAGATCCATATTCAATATATCCATGCTTTAGGCAATTTTGTTGGCGCAATGCTATCACCAAAATACCGATCCGAAACCCGCAGCACCAATCCTCTCTAGGGTCGCGGGGAGATGGGTTTAGCCTGTAGTATTAGACAGATGTTAATCGTCAAATAGACAGGCAGAGCTGAAACCCCCGTATGACCGACCTCTCCAGCCACACCCCGATGATGCAGCAGTACTGGCGCCTCAAAAACCAGCACCCTGATCAGTTGATGTTCTACCGCATGGGCGACTTCTACGAGATCTTCTATGAAGACGCGAAGAAGGCCGCCAAGCTGCTGGATATCACCCTGACCGCACGCGGGCAGTCGGCGGGGCAGTCGATTCCGATGTGTGGGATTCCTTATCACTCGTTGGAAGGCTACCTGGTCAAGCTGGTAAAGCTGGGTGAGTCGGTGGTGATCTGTGAGCAGATCGGCGACCCGGCCACCAGTAAAGGGCCGGTGGAACGCCAGGTGGTGCGCATCATTACCCCGGGCACGGTGAGTGATGAGGCGTTGCTGGATGAGCGTCGGGATAACCTGATCGCTGCGGTTCTGGGCGATGAGCGTCTGTTCGGCCTTTCGGTGCTGGATATCACCAGCGGCAATTTCAGCGTGCTGGAGATCAAAGGCTGGGAGAATCTGCTGGCGGAACTGGAGCGCATCAATCCGGTGGAGTTGTTGATCCCGGATGATTGGCCCAAGGACTTGCCGGCGGAGAAGCGTCGGGGGACCAAGCGGCGTGCGCCGTGGGATTTCGAGCGCGATTCGGCGCTCAAAAGCCTGTGCCAGCAATTCTCGGTGCAAGACCTCAAAGGCTTCGGTTGCGAGACCCTGACCCTGGCCATTGGCGCCGCTGGGTGCCTGCTCAGCTACGCCAAGGAAACCCAGCGCACCGCCCTGCCGCATTTGCGCAGCCTGCGTCATGAGCGTCTGGACGATACCGTGGTGCTTGATGGCGCCAGCCGTCGCAACCTGGAACTGGACACCAACCTGGCCGGCGGACGTGACAATACGCTGCAATCGGTAGTCGACCGTTGCCAGACCGCCATGGGCAGCCGCTTGCTGACCCGTTGGCTGAACCGTCCACTGCGGGATTTGACTGTGCTGCAAGCGCGTCAAACGTCTATTACCTGCCTGCTCGACGGCTATCGCTTTGAAAAGCTGCAGCCGCAACTGAAAGAAATCGGCGATATCGAGCGCATCCTGGCGCGGATCGGCCTGCGCAATGCGCGGCCCCGTGACTTGGCGCGCCTGCGCGATGCATTGAGTGCCCTGCCGCAGTTGCAAGTGGCAATGACCGAGCTGGACACGCCGCACCTGCAACAGTTGGCGGTGACTGCCGGCACTTACCCGGACCTCGCGGCGCTGCTGGAAAAAGCCATCATCGATAACCCGCCAGCGATCATCCGTGATGGCGGCGTGCTGAAAACCGGCTACGACAGCGAGCTGGATGAGCTGCAGTCCCTGAGCGAGAACGCCGGGCAGTTCCTGATTGACCTGGAGGCCCGCGAAAAAGCCCGCACCGGTCTGGCTAACCTGAAGGTTGGTTACAACCGTGTTCACGGCTATTTTATTGAGCTGCCGAGCAAGCAAGCCGAGTCGGCGCCTATCGACTATCAACGTCGCCAGACCCTCAAGGGCGCCGAGCGCTTTATCACCCCGGAGCTCAAAGAGTTCGAAGACAAGGCGCTGTCGGCCAAAAGCCGCGCCCTGGCCCGGGAAAAAATGCTCTACGAAGCCTTGCTCGAGGACTTGATCAGCCGCCTGGCGCCGTTGCAAGACACCGCCGCCGCCCTGGCTGAACTGGATGTGTTGAGCAACCTCGCCGAGCGCGCGCTGAACCTTGATTTGAATTGCCCGCGCTTTGTCAGCGAGCCGTGCATGCGTATCGTGCAAGGCCGCCACCCAGTGGTGGAGCAGGTACTGACCACGCCGTTTGTCGCCAACGACCTGTCGCTGGACGACGATACCCGCATGCTGGTGATCACCGGTCCGAACATGGGCGGTAAATCCACCTACATGCGTCAGACCGCGCTGATCGTGCTGCTGGCCCATATCGGCAGCTTTGTACCGGCGGCCAGTTGCGAGCTGTCCCTGGTGGACCGCATTTTCACGAGGATCGGTTCCAGTGATGACCTGGCCGGTGGCCGTTCGACCTTTATGGTGGAAATGAGCGAAACCGCCAACATCCTGCACAACGCCACCGAACGCAGCCTGGTGCTGATGGATGAAGTGGGCCGCGGTACCAGCACCTTCGATGGCCTGTCCCTGGCCTGGGCGGCGGCCGAGCGCCTGGCGCATTTGCGCGCCTATACGCTGTTTGCCACCCACTACTTCGAACTGACCGTGTTGCCGGAAAGCGAGCCGCTGGTGGCCAACGTGCACCTCAATGCCACCGAGCACAATGAGCGCATCGTGTTCCTGCACCATGTGTTGCCGGGCCCGGCCAGTCAGAGTTATGGCTTGGCCGTGGCGCAACTGGCCGGGGTGCCGAATGACGTGATCACCCGCGCCCGCGAGCACCTCAGCCGTCTGGAAACCACGGCCCTGCCCCATGAAACCGTGGTCGCCAGCCCAGCCAAGGCAGCGAGCAAACCCAGTGCGCCGCACCAGAGCGATATGTTCGCCAGCCTGCCCCATCCGGTGCTGGATGAGTTGGCTAAGCTTGACTTGGATGGCTTGACGCCGCGTAAAGCGCTCGAAATGTTATATGCACTGCAGACTCGGATATAA